TCCGATCTGCTGTTGAGAGATGGCAGCACGGCAGGCGGCACAACCGACGACCAGGAGTTCCAGAACGGTCTCTACGTCAGCGGCTCCAGCCTCGCAGTTGATTCGCACATCCTGATGAGCGGCGGCGGCAACGATTGGACGATCTGGAGTCACGAGCCCGGAGTTGTCGAGAATCTGTTTTTCGACAACACCGATGGTGGAAACGTCGTCTTGGGCGAGCCCAACTCCTGCGACTTGTGGGTTCGAGGGGACATTTCCCCCGTTGTCGACGGCAGTGGTGCAATCGGTGATAACAGCTACACATGGGGCTCTGTATACGCCACCAACTACTACGCCGACGACTTCTTCCAGGGCGATCTTAAGGGCGACGTCGACGGTGATGCTGACGGAAACCCGGAGATATCTACGCCATCGAACGCGATTTACATGAACCCCGATAGTGATGCCGTCCTTGGGGATTACCAGTTCACGATCTCGGGTGGCGTCCCGCAAATGCAGACGGCCAACGGAAAATCAATCCGTATCAGAGCAGGCGCCACTGGTGGAACCGACAAGGTCTATGTTGGCGGATCACGGTTTGAACTCGACTTCGATGATGATGATGCTGTCGGTGTTTCCGACTTCGCCGTCGTTGACGGTGGGCCGTACAGCTCTGCGTGGTTGGCGGCGATGGATGACACGTCTCCGGCATCGCTAGCATTCTCCCATGCAGTCGTGAGGTTCGCTGGCAGCCAGACGGGCTGGTTTGCAGGCTTCCAGCTCGATATGTCAGGGTCCGCCGTAGAATTCACCCCACGTTATTACTTCACCAGCATGGAAAAGGCGAAGGCGGATTGGCCCAAGGAAATATGGTGGGGTACGAAGGCGGTCACGTGGTCTGGAATGGGCTCCGACCGATACTGCTTCGGAACGATGTGCCTTGAAGAGATAGCATGCGGAGCCGAGACTTGCACGCTCTTCGACTTCGATGGCGACAGCACTGAAGACGCCGGCGATAAGTGCGCGACGGATGGCCTTGCTGGATGGGACGATGACTGCGACGGAACGGTAGATGCTGGCGGTAGCGGTGGTGAGTACACGATTCAAGTCTGGGCCGAGGAGAACTCGGCGCTCGGGGCTAGCAACACCTACGAGTGGGCCTTTGGTAATGGTGCGAACACGGCGTCAGATGAGGGATTGATAGTTTACGTGCCCTCCGGTTGGACCTGCACGGCTATCGCGATGACGGTCCGGCTGGGCACTAGTAGCACCGCGACTATCGAGTTGGTTATCAACGGAACGCCGCAAGGAGCAAATGCGAACGTTACGGTAACCGCAGGGGTTGGTGGGACGAATGATTCGTTCACTCCGGTTTCGATCAGCAGCGGCGATTACATCAACTTTCGGACTACCTCATCCTCGGGCACCTCTGGCAATAACATCGTGTCGGTCGTGCTGCGGTACGTGGAGACCTAGTCATGACCTGGCATCGTCCGCTACTGCTGATTATGGCGCTCGTCGCGGCTGCCCTCGTGCCAGGCGTAGTGCGCTGGACTATGGGGCATCCTGCGCCGCCCTCGCGGCCGTGGGACGAAGACTACACTGCTGCGACTGAGATCCTCCACGTGCCCCAAGAGCCTGAACTGCACCCCGTATTTCGGGACACTGAGACCGGCGAGGCGGTGGTCCCCGGGCAGGGTCTATGCGGCAACCTACCCTGTGCGGCGTTTCGGAACACAGATGGAAAAATCGACTGCTTCACGGCGGACATCGGCCCCGATTGTGACTGCAATGGAGAACCTGACGATGAAAACGTGGCTTGCGATATTCCTGGTCTGTTTGGCAACTTCCGTCTGTCTGGGTGATCAGCCAGCAGAGGCTGGTTTGGATGACAGAACCCCGTACGCGCTGACACTAAAAGGTGGGGCTGCTCAAACGAGAGCCGAACATGAGGGACAATGCACGCAGAAGCGGCTACTGCATGCCCTCTACCTCGCGGATCGGTACTTCATGCAACGAGTCCCGCAAGCCGCGTTCTACTCTGGCCATCGCCCCGGCGCGGCGAACCTCCGCGAGCACGCAGCGTGGCTCGAGGAGAAAGCGCGGGCGTGGGAGTTCGTCAACGAAACCTTCCAGATCTGCGAGGCGGAACGCTGATGCGCCGCCGGCATCAAATGCGATGGCTGTGGCGAGTGGCGGTAGCGCTCGCTCTCATGGCTGGCGCGACCCTCGGTGCCCGCGGCGAGTTCGATCCCTGCCCTGGTGGCGAACCATGCGACGACCCCGCCGTGCTCGGCAATGAGATCCTCACGGCCAATCCGTCACCGACAGCGACCAGCTACCGTACTCGCAGCGGTGAAGTCGAGATCTGCGTGGAGAGCGAGCCGATCTGCGACGTGTCGGCCGCCATCACAGCGGAGCACTCCGAGTTTCTGATGCTCGCGTGCAACGAACACGGCTGTTCTCCCGGCGAGATCGAGTCGATTGAATTCCGTCCATGGGCCTGCTTCCGGGGAGCGGACGCGGCTAATCCTACGGGGTGTATCCACGAGTGCGAGGGAGGAGCACCAATCCCGTATTCCGAGATAGCGAGGTGCGAATGAGCGAACCGCTGACGATGACCGGAATGGGGCTTGCATTCACGGTGGCAATCGGCGCGATCGAGTTGGCGAAAGGCGCGATGAAACTTGCCGCCAAGCGGTGGGGCAACGGGCGGGAGAATGGCGTGACACCAAGCCGGGAAGTGCTCGGCGCGGTGATGGCGCACGACACCAAGATGGAGAAGGCGACAACTGCGCAGCTGCTTGTGCTGCAGGAGATCCGCGACGACCAGAAGGACGCGACATCGGCGCAGCAGCAGGCGGCGACTCACCTGGCGGTGATGGCGGCGCTGTCGCAGGCAAGGGGAGGAGGCGGCTGATGGCCTACATGATCAAGGACGGCGTGAAGCTGGTTGGCGTGACGACGCAGTGGGGGATAATGGACCGCGAGGTCCGGGCCGTCTACGAAGAGATCGGCAAGGACTGCGTTCTGACCTCGGCTGTGGATGGCAAACACGGACGGAAGTCGCGTCACAAGAGCGGCAACGGCGGCGACTACCGCACCAAGCATCTGACCAGCGCGGAGAAGAGTTTCTTGCTCCGGACACTCCATGAACGGTTGGGTCTGGACTTTGACTTCCTGCTCGAAGCGGAGGGAACAGCAAACGAGCACCTCCACGGTGAGTGGGACCCCAAGTAACCGCGACAGCCGTGACAGGCCTGTCGTGAAAGGAGCGTACGATGTTCAAGACCATCGCAAAGATCAAAGCCACTGCCCTGGCCACCATGGGTGACGGCGATCCGTCGAAGCTCGACGCCCTGGAGATCAAGGAGGAGGCGGTTGCCGACATCAAGGCGATCTTCGACGACGACAGCTTGTCCATGATCGAGCAGTTCCAGAAGGCCTCGGCCGAGCTGTCGGAAGCCTACGTCCAGCTGCGGATCGAGGTGGCGCAGGTCGAGGTGGCACTCAAGTCGGGCTCGATCACTGGCGCGCCGGAGCAGGCGGAAGACTTCGGCAAGCCGACCCAGTAGAAGGAGGCGAGACGGTGGTTACCAAGGTTCAGAATGAAATGCTGGAAGAGCCAATGCCTGGCACCACGAAGGGTGATCTGATCGCCCATGATGGCAGTGTTCACATCCGCAAGCCGATCGGTTCCGATGACAAGGTTCTGACGGCGAAAGCCTCGGCGGCGGGTGGGATCTCGTGGGAGGATCCGCCAGCGGCAGCGGCCGTGGGAGTGGGCTCAGTCATCGCGTTTGCCGGCAGTTCGATTCCGACCGGCTATCTGGCTTGCAACGGAGCCGCCGTCTCGCGCACGACCTACGCCGATCTCTTCGCCGCGATCGGCACGACCTACGGCGTGGGGGACGGGAGTACTACGTTCAACCTGCCGAACCTTGCGGGGCGCACGATAGTCGGCGACTGCGACGCGGCGGGCGAGGAGGTGCTGACGATCAGCGCCGTGGACGATCCCGACGACAACGTCGCGGTCAACTCGAGTGAGCTGACGACAGGCATCAAGGTTCTCTACGAAGCGAGCGGCACGCCCATCACCGGGCTGACCGATGACACGGAGTACTATCTGATCCGTGAAAGCGCGACCGAGTTTGGCCTAGCCCTCGATCGCGAGGACGCGATGGAGGGGACCAAGATCGCAATCAGCGGGACGCCCCCATCGGGCACCCACACGCTGACCTATCAGTTGACCGATCGTAATCGTGGCGACACCGGCGGGGAAGAGGAGCATACGGTTTCGCTGGCTGAGATGCCGGAGCATGATCACAACGCGTTGACGGGCACGACCACGACCGGGGCCGGTTCCAACACGGTTGGTGGATCGACCGAAGCGTTTGAACAGGGCGCGTGGGAGCCCCACCAGAACATGCCGCCCTGGTTGGCACTGCACTGGCTGATCTACTTCGGGACGACGAGCTGATGACCACGCCGCTGAAAAACCGGATGCTGGCTGAACCGATACCGTTGACGGCGAAGGGCGAGGTGGTTGGCCACAACGGCACGGTTCATGTGGCAGTGCCAGTGGGTTCAGATGACACAGTACTGACGGCTGACAGCTCGGAGGTGGGCGGCATGAAGTTCGGGCTGGGAGCCGAGCCGGCGCTGCCGATAGCCTCGGTGTTGCCATTCGCCGGCAGTACGCCCCCCAGCGGATGGTTGCTGTGCAACGGAGCCGCCGTCTCGCGCACGACCTACGCCGATCTCTTCGCCGCGGTTGGCACGACCTACGGCGTGGGGGACGGCTCGACCACGTTCAACCTGCCCGATCTCCGGGGACGGATGGTGCTCGGTGACTGCGATGTCCAGGGATCCGAGCAGTGGAACGTCATCCTGGTCTACGAAAGCACCGACACCTTGAGGATCCAGACGCCTGATTACGTCTACCCTGCGCGGGGAACCAAGGTGCGCTATCTCGCTGATGGTGGACCGGCGATCGGCGGGCTGGTAAGCAATGCCGAGTATTACCTGGGGACGGTAGCCCCTGCGTCCCATGTCGCCTACGTCAAGCTGGCTGAAACTAGGGATGAGGCGATGGAGGGGGACTACATCGACCTGACTGGGGAGTTGCCGGCGGGCACCCACACGCTGACCTACTGGCTCACGGACCGGCAGCTTGGTGATCGCGCGGGAGAGGAAGGACACACTCTCGCCCAAGACGAGAACGCGAAGCACAACCATGCCGCCCGCAACGCGATCGACTTCGACGGCAACGCTGGCGGATCGACCGCCAGCTCGGACACGGAGGCCGCGGAGTACGGGGGCTGGACCGAGCACCCCAACCTGCTCCCGTTCGGGGTCTGCCACTGGATGATCTTCTCCAACGTGGCCTGAGGCTCTGAGAGCCCCCGTAGTCGATTCGCGGGCTCGGAGTGGCGGGGGGTCGAAAAGCGTGGACGGCGCAGCGAGACGCTGGCGAGTCCAGCCATGGGCACCCTGGGGCTGGAAAAGGCTGGAGGCCGTGGTACACTCTCCCTGGTCATTGCTTTCTCATGGCGGCAGGGCCGACGGAACGAGCGATACGCGACCCTGCCGCCGAATATCCCCCGTCGAGACTCCCGCAAGACCAGCCCCCTGCCGGTAAATCCTAGGGCCACAACGGGATAAACGAATTCGGCAGTCGCGGGAAATTTCCGGACACAACCGGGTTGCAATCCAGACAGAGACGCGATATCATTCCGGCATCATGAATGAACCAATGAAGACTTACCCGCTGCGCCTCGCTGTTCCGCTGTACGAGCGGATAGCACGATGCGCGAAATATCACGAACGGAGTGTCGCTGGAGAGATCCGGACGGCACTCCAGAACCACGCGGTCCAAACCGCGAAGGAGATGAAGCGCAATGACCGAAGCGAGAGTGACGATGGAGGAGGAACCGCAGCAGCCTGACCGCGATGCCTTGGCGATCATAGCCGAGGAGGACATGGTTGTTTCGGCAAAACTCGCACGCCGCGAACGATCGATGCTGGAGCGGCTGCAGGACATCGAGGAAGCCGCCGTCGTCTGGGAACGCAGGGTGCAGGCAATCGAGTCGTGCCGCGCTGCCTCTCTCAGGGCCACGCTCCCGCGGCACTGGGTGGCCTATCGAGACAAGGAGGGTGTGGTCAGCTGCACACCGTCCTACCCGGCGTGCCAGCAGATCGCCGAATACTACGGTATTGATGTCTTCAACATCCGCCCGCGCAAGGACGGGTTGTTCACGCCGCTGGTCGAGAAGGTCGAGCGGACGAAAGCCGACGGCACGGTGTTTCAGGTGACGATTCTTCGGGCAGCCTGCGACGTGGAATGCCGATTCAACGGCCACAATCTGGTCGATGTGGAGAGTTCGGTCGAGGTCGGGGCAGACTTCACCGGGTCTGGACACCTGGAGGATGCGCGGAAATCGCTCTACACCGCCGTGATCAGCCGCGCGATCCGACAGGTGACAGGGACAGCGCGGATACCCGCGGCCGAGCTTGACCGACTCTGGAGCACCGAGAACAAGGGCAAGAGCACTGAGCAGTGCGTCAAGGGTCGGGGCTTCGGATCCTCCGAGGAACGTCAACAGGGGCAGGTCGCCAGCACGGAAGTGGTCTCGCAGCGAGGCGATCTGCGGGATGCCATCTTGGAGTGCGTGAACGGTGACGAGCAAGCAGCCAAGGTGCTGACCAAGAAGGTCACCGGCAACCCGCCCAAGTTCGACGGCTACGATGATGCCATCAAGATCAAGTTCGACTGGCAGCTGGAGAACGCCTGGAAGAAGCTCCGCGGGATGCCCGAGTTCAAGGGGCAAGGGGGGGCTGACGGTGGAAACTGATTACATCGGCCTCATCAAGGACGTGTGGGAGGAGGATCTGCTACGGGACCAGTGGACTCCGCGCGTCGACCCTCTCGATTATGTCTACGCCAGCCAGCGGCGGTCGTGTGTCCGCCGCATGTGCCTCGACCTGACTCACCCGGGCGACCGGGAGCTGCCCAGCACTGACGCGCTGGAGCGGATGAGGAAGGGCCAGGAACGAGAGGCGATGATCCTGTCGCGACTGCAGCGGCTCGGCCCGATGTGCAAGGTGCCGTTCGAGGTCGTCGGCGGACAGACTCGCTACGAGATCAAGGATCGCGACGGACGCATCCTCGCCGTCGGCAAGAACGACGGACGACTCAAGTTCCGTGACGGCACTTCGCCCATCTTCGAGGTGAAGGCTGGCGTGTCTGTGCAGCGTGTGGAGACCGTTGAGGACTTCGACAACAGCCCCTGGACGAAGCACATGCCCGACCAGCTGCTGTCGTACCTGCTCGGCGAGGGAGAGCCTCTTGGCTTCTTCATTCTCGATCGACCCGGCCTGCCCCACCTCCTGCCGATCAAGCTGGAGGATCACATGGATCGAGCCGAGTCGTTCCTCCGCGATGCCCGTGTCGCGGTGGACCACAGGTTCGACGGCACGCCGCTTCCGGAGTACACCCAGGATGTGTCGGAGTGCCGCATCTGCGATCACTTTGGGAAGAGCTGCACACCGGACCTGTCGTTCGGAGAGGGCGTGCAGATCATCACCGACCAGGTCTTGATCGATGCCGCGAAGGTGTTCGTCGAGACGCACGAAGCGGCGCTAGTAAACGCTCGAGTCAAGAAGAAGCTGGCCGGGGCGTTGCGTGGCTGTGAGTATGCGGTACTCGGAAATGTCGAGGCCACGGGGAAATGGACGGCGTCCACGAAGTACGACGTGCCCGTGGAGATCAAGAATCAGTACAAGGTCCGGAACCCGCAGGGGAAGTTCGGCCTCAAGTACGCAGCGATTCCAGAGTAACTGTGTCAAGGCAAACAATCGTCGTCCCACGTCTACCGGGGTTCAACGAGCTGCTCCGGTGGCGCGGGGCAAAGGGGCGGCGCGGAAAGAAGAAGGGTGCCCAGCAGAACTACTACAACCTAGCCAAGGAGCGATTTGAGGATGAACTGTGCTGGGTATTCATGGCCGCGAAGCTTCAACCTTTCGGCCCAGCCGAGTTCTTCTTCGTCTGGCAGATCCACAAGAACCTCGATCAACGACTCCCGGACCCTGACAACCTGTCGGGCGGGGGCCGCAAGATACTTTTCGATGCGCTGGTCAAGGGCGGCTACATGCCCCACGACCGGTGGTCACAGACCGGAGCCGGTTGGTGCGACCGGTTCGAGCAGATCCCCCTGGACCAAGAGGAAGGGGTGATCATCACTATCACGGAGACAAGCGATGACTGACAAAGACAGTTACTACTGCGATCCGGGGCGTGTACCGCCCCCGCCGGAGATCGAATACCGTAAAGCCGACGACGCGTTTGGTGGGTTGTTCTTTGGCACCTCTCCCGCTGCCGATGCTTTGGCGGACAGCAGCAATCTGATCGATCAGATCAGCGGCGATTTGGTCGATCAACTGTGCAGCCGTATTCACGGGCTCTCGATGGAGCTGCGCCGAATGCGCGTTAGGCAGGCCACCATGGAAAAGTTCGCGACGAATGTGGCCGCGCGGCAGGAAGAATACGATCGTGCCCTCCGCAAAGGGGAGGCCGACGGGAAGCTGATCGAGCTGTACGGTCCGCGTTCCAATCAACTGATGCTCACGCTCACCAAGCTGTCGCCGAGGCTACGTCAGCTCCTGTGCGCGTGGTCAGAGAAAGCGAGCGACAAGCTTTCCTTTTCGGACTGGCTTCGATCGGAAGGAAAGTGGCGGCAATCCAGCAGGGAACTCGTGAATGCTATGGGCCGACTCGCCACCTGCTACATCGAGGATGTCAAAGCAGAGCCTATCCTGGAGGGTTTGAACGATGACGATACCTCGCAATGCCCGCAGGCGGAAGATGAAGGCCGCGACCAAGTCGGAGCTGTCGAAGGAGCTGGTGGCAGCGAAGACGGCGTATCGGATCGAACGGGACAGCCGACAGCTGCTGGCGCAGCTGGTGGTGGAGATGATGAGCATCCTTCACGAGACTTACGGCCGGGACAGTGTGACGATGAGCCTACTACCGGAGGAGACGAAGCGGGCTCATGACGAGATCGCCCCGCACATCAAGTTCGACACCATTCACGATGATCGCCTGATCGTCAACTGGGAATGAGCGTAGAGCAATGACCACTCTATCCAACGCACAACGGCGGCGGCGGCTCCAGGCAGAGCTGCCGCTCGCCCGCTCTTCCGACCCTCGCACCTCGAAGCAGGGCGAGGAGTACATCACAGACAGCGGCAAGCGGCTGACGCATAAACAGCGGCTGCTTGCCGCCATCGAACTCTACCCCGGGAAGACGGCGCGCGAGTACGGCCAGTTGCTCGGCATCGACGGGGCCTGGAAGTGGGTCTCCGAGTTGGAGGCCACCGGTTCTGTTGCCGAGCTGGATGTTGTGCAGTGCTCTATCACCAACCGCCCCGCGCGGACTTGGAGGGTGACCGGCCGTGGAGACTGTGGCACTACCGACTGACGTTCAGCTTGAACGCTCATTGCTCGGCGCAATCCTCACGGACCCAAACAACCTGTATGACGCGACCGAGTTCCTCGCTACTACTGACTTCTTCCACCCTGTGGATCAATTGATCTGGCAGGCCGTTCTACATCTGGACGAACGATCCCAGGCGATCGATATCGTGTCCGTCTCGCACCACCTGGAAAGAGACGGCGACCTCGAAAAAGCTGGCGGTCGAGCGTTCATTGGCTCACTTCTCGATGGCGTAGCGCGTAGCGCGAACGTCCGGTCCTACGCCCGCGCCATCCGCGAGCTTTCGGTCCGCCGGCAGATCATTGCCGCCGCCGAAGACATGCGGGAGCGCGCCGTCCAGGGGGGAGCAGATACCGACGACCTCCTGGAGGCCGCTGACGAGCAGCTGCTCTCTCTCTCCCGGTCTCAAGGAGAGGGGGTGTCCGAAACAGCTGCCGAGGTCGCCGATCGCTACATGGGCGAGCTGTACGCCCGCAGGAAGGCTGGCGGAAGCTTGGTCGGCATCACCTCTGGATTCGACGCGCTCGACCGGATCACCGGCGGTTTTCGCCCCGGCGAATTCGTTGTTCTCGGCGGCCGCCCCTCGATGGGCAAGACGCTGCTGGCTGGCTGCATG